TAGCAGTCATATTAGGACCACCTTTCTGATCTGGCATTTGCATCCAGTCTACATGGAATGCTCTCATGATATGTTCTCTTCTATTTTCAATTAAGTCAAAACCAATATCAGGTCTTGCTCTTGTTTCTAATGGTTCTATTTTATCTTGACTACCTGATCTGTAGAAGTTTAAACCTCCAGGCATAGTTCTTACAGGTAAAATAAAACCGTCATCAGGTACTAGTAAAGGAGGATCTGTAATTTTTTGAGCGGCTTTGATTATAGTTTTCATCATTTGGTTAACCATTTTAATATCGGGGAGAGAGGTCATGGATGGTGAACGCCCGTATATTTCGCCTGCAACCTTTTGCCAACGCGGTACCATGTAAGGAAACTCGTCAAAGCCGCCTTCTTCAAGCAGTGCTTTCTCTTCTATCATTACGTAACAAGACTTAAATGGCTTTTGTTTTGGGGATTTGATGGGTTCGCCATAGGTCTCAGAAGGTTCTACTGCATGAATAACGTCAAATTCTCTGAAAGGGTCTTTTTCAGCTATCTTAATAACACTTGCAGGCACAGTTTCACCGAATCTCTCTATAAGTTGCCGGCCTGTTCTTTTATATTTTCTATATAAAGTATCTACAAAACCTTTATCATTTTCTTGAATATAACAATCAGCTAAATGAAAAGTTCTAAATGTTATTGCCTGGCCAGGCAAGTCTTGAACCATCATGACTCCAGTTCCAAAAGAACCTAAGTCTAAATATAGTTCATGTGCTTGGCTATTGAAATTACTTATAGGTAAATTGAATACTCGTTCATATAGTATTGTTGTAACTTCATCAAGCCAAAGTTTAACAGGGAGTTCCTGGTTAAGTTTATCGTCGTAAGTTTTTAAAGAAAACCATCTTTGGGAAGGAGATGTTAGGAAACTATGAAGGCCCGAGGCAAGTTGTTCATTTGCAAGTGGAGCTGTAGTATCGTAGATCTTTTCATATCTCGATGTGTCACCTCTAAAGCGAATTGTACTAAAATCGCCTCTATTTGGATTCACATACTCCGCGCAGTCTTGCCACAAGTTTTCCCAAGGAGTTCTAAATGATTTTAGACTCTCTTGCTTCTTTATCACTCGCGTGACTAAGTCTTCCATAACTTAACCTTCTGACGAACCGATAAGCGTCTGATAAGCTATTTGAGCTTCCTCTTCAACTCCCTGTCCGCCTGTTGCAATTGTTTTCTTTCGTGTGTATCTATTCTTCATTTGCTTCCTCTTTTGCTCTGCAGCTTTTTGGCCAGTTTCAGCAGCCGTTGGAGCCGGAGCCGGTGGAGGAGGTGGTGGAGGTGGAGGAGGTGGTGGTGACTTTTTTCTAAATAAACCGCCCATTGCTAATAATCTCCTAGTATGTTGTAGTCCTGTTGAGCAGAAGTTGGGAGCTTCTCTCGCTTGTTAATATAATCTCTCGTTCCCAATGCGAGATATCTAAAAGCATCAGCAGCGTGACTTGTCCAATCATGCAGAGGTTTATCACGATAAACTTGCCTTTTTTCATCGAAGTCTTTTCTGTACTGGCGTAATGCTTCAATTAGTAAATTACAGCGTTTTTCATCGAAATAACACCGCGGAATTATAGTTCTTGCAGCTTCTATTCCGTCATCAATTTGTACGTTTTTACATATCTCAAAGCGTAATCCTAGCTGCTGAGCTACTTCCCAACGGGATTTACCAGTTCCCATTTCTCTAACCTTTATATCATGTGGAGCAATATGCGAACCATATAAATAATCTTTTTCACGGACATATTTTATATAGTGAGCCATACCTTCTCCTTGGTTTTCATAGAAATCTATGATTCTTATTTCTTTTCCATGGCGTTGGAAGAATATAATTGCTGTATTATCACCCATTCCGAGGTCCCAAGCTGTATGTACTTCAAGCCTAGATTCATAAGGAACATTGCAAATTCTATCTTCTGCAAGAGCTTTTGACATTAAACTACCATAATATGAACCAACTAATGGAGCATCAAAGCTACAATAAAACTCTTGCTGGATCAGCTCTTCTGGCATACCAGCTTCTCTTTCTTCTTCTATAGCTTCTTCAGGAATAGCTTGTGTTGTTGTAATACTTAGTCGTTCAGAAAACCATCTAGCATTTTTAGTTGCCATGTTGAAAAGGTCATACCCGTGGTTTCTACCTCTAGCGGTGTAAATAAAAACCGCCCATCCTCCATTCTCCGCCAAGATGGGACGAACGAGATTCCAGGCCCTTGGATCCTGAAGACTGTACTCTGAGAAGATGACGCCAACTGGGTTTGATCCCACAAGGCGATCAACGTTATCTGTTCCAACCACTTGGTAAATGGATCCATTTTTAAGTTCCAAACGCATATCGGTATTGTTTACCGAAGCCCATAAATCTTTTGGAAAATGCTCTAAAAAGCTTCTTCCGTCTTTTGTCATTCCGTCCCATACAATCTTCCTTCCTTGGTTATAAGTAGGTAGTAAATGCCAATATAAACCAACACGTTCTATAGCAGCACGAGCACACCAGTTAATGGACAATAAGTCTTTACCTGCTCGTCTATGCCATACAGCTACCGCACGTTTACCTCCATTCTCTAAATATTCCCATAGAGGTAATTGATATCCACGCGGTCGCCAATTATCTGGGACCTGTATTTCCATTTATTCCTTTTCTTCTTGTTCAGAAAATTTTACCAGATTTACATTAATACCGCCAGCCATAGAGTCTAGCTCAACAGCTTTACGCTTAGGAGCCACATACTGGGCTAATTCTTTATTTGCTTGGAATCTTAGTTCTGGAGTATTAGCTGGGTCTTTAGAGATCATAGCTAATGCTTCAATAGGGTCACATTCTAAGTTTTGTAGTTTTTCCATGACGGCAACAGTTTTAGCTCCTGGAGAACCTTTTGGTCTTCCGGCTCCAGGTCTGCTACCGCCGCGTTGATGACTCATGAGAATATTCCAATAATTACTATAATAGCTATTACCGCGATTATAGCTGTCTTTTTATTCTCAGTGATTAATGGTGAGAAGGTCTTCACCTTCTGCCACCAAAGTATTACAGTCTCTTTCATATTTTTCTCCTAAATATATTTCGAGCTTATCAGTATCTTCATTAAACTTAAATGGCATACATTTAAGGTCTAACAAATCTAATGTGTACACTTTACCTGTCTTTTGATCTTTTGTAAACGATAACTTAATTGACTCTTCTATTGTATTACGTTCACTAGAAATAAAAGCATGGCATTCCTGTATTGAATCAAACCAGGTATATTTATGGTGTGTCATTATAGGGTCTTGCCCTGCTAAGAAGACTGTAGCATATACAGTCCAGATAAGTGAGTTCATAGGTTTATATATAGTGCTTTTATTATTAGTATATTGTATTTATTGGCAACTGCAAACAGATTAGAAGTTTTTTTTAATTTTTCTTGTATATATAACACAGTTTTAATAGATCCGTTTGATTAAATATTTTATCCGTTAGCAAAATCCGCCCCACTAGATCGCCGGCGTTGGAGCAAGACTTTGCGGGCAGCTGACCGAGGGCCCCGGGCCCAGGCCTAAGGCACATGGAACCCGCGCAAAAAAACGTTTTTCTTATATCGCAAGGCAAAACCAACCGACCGCGAGCCGAGGATTTCAATTTAACAGGGAGATAGAAGCTAGAATTTGATATAATTTGATACTAATTCAATTATGCGCTAGAAATTAATCCGTAAGTTATTGATTTAAAACAGATCTTTTTATTGTACATTTATCTGATTGGACTGTAGGATTCATTTAACTTTAACAGGAGGGATATAAGCATGAAACATCGTGTTTATTCTTTTGAGATTCCTGAAGAGTTCGAAGAAACAAAACTAACACCGCAAATCTATCAGATATTGTCTGGTGTAGTTGAAAGTGGAACGGTTGAGTTTCAAGAAACCGCTCTGAAAAAGCTAGTTAATGAGCTTGCAGAGAAACAAATCTTGAAAACTCGCCAAAACCCGTGGAGAATATTCCAATACTACCGGAATGTTATCCAGAATCTTGGTTGGTTGAAACTTTCAGTTCAAGACTCTGAAATCTCAGAAGAATCTGAAGAAGCAGTAGCTTAAGCTATTGCGAACTAAAAGAGAGAGTAGCGTTCGCGC